CGAAAAGGTGGATTCTGTCGCGGCTGGAAGGGAAGAAATATGGATCGGTTGAATTTAGCAATGGCTATGGGAAAGGCGTGCCCGTCGTTACGCTGGAATATCTCGGATGGAGCTATGGCACTGGCCGCCGCGAGTGGGGAGGCACAGGACACAAGGTTGCTGTGATCCATATGGGGCGGATTTTGAGTAAGCAGAACGTCGAAGTCACCAACAAGGAACCCACATGGACCTGAAAACAGCCAGAGAACTCGCATCCAACACCCGGTTTCTGATCTTGATTCAGGCCGTGGCAGGGGAGCGTGAGATCGCCGCGATGAAACGATGCGCCACCAAGGACAGGGCAATCGACCAAATCCGGCAGGACCAGGGAGCGGCCGACGAATGCCGCTTCTGGAAAAACATCTTGGACCACCTCAGAGCTTCAACCGCCACATCCCCGGATGAAGATTCTCAAAAAAAAGGGATTGACACCTAGGAAATAATATGGCAGACATCACGCATACGGAAGGTATTTCGGAGCAGACGCCAGTGATCGCTTCGGACGAAACCCCGACAAATCAGCAGCAACCGCCACCGCAGCCGACACCGCCTCCTCAGTCGAAAGAGATCGAGGAGCTTCGGCAAAAGCTGGAACGAACCGAGCAAGTCGCCCGGAAGTACCAGAGCGAGGTGGACCGGATGCGAAACGCATTCGCACCTGAGCAGCAAGCTCCATCATCCCCGGCTGACATCGCCGCTCAAAACGCCTACACGGCGTTGAAATCGAAGGGATTCAAGGAACAAGACGCTCAAGACATGGCCTTCGCTCTCGGATCGAGCGTGAACGCCGCCCTGCAACCCATCCTCGGCCAGTTGAACGCGTCACAGGCGCATTCTCAATTGCCAAACGTGATTCAGCAGACGGCGAACTCCGACCCAATTGTGGCCGAACTACTCCAGAACCCAGCCGCATACAGGGAAATGGAGGACATCGTTCGATATAACGCCAGTCAAGGGGTCGCCCCCAACGCACAGATGGTCCAAAACGCGGCGTACATGGTGTTCGGCAGGCTCAATGCCTTGCAGCGCACCCAGCAACAACCGCAGCAACCGGCCCCAGCGCCCCTCCAGTTCGCGGGACAAACCTTCCAGGGAGCATCGGGGTTCCATATACGGCCGCAAGTAAATCCGCAGGCCAATATGAATGATGGTCAGCGCCAGCTCGACGCCGAACTGAAAGCGAGGATGGGACTCAAGTAGATCCCAACATTTTCCCAACAAGTCCCGGTCCGTAAAGGATCGGGCAACAGCGAGAAACCCGACCTAAACACGGTCGGGTTTTTCTTTGCCAAAACCAAACCTGAAACAACCCCCCCAAACCCAATGCCATCCCTCGAAATCATCGATGAATCAATTGAACCCGCTGCCGGAATCTTTCGGACGCGGGCTGATCAGACCCGTTTCCGTAGCACGTTCGGCGTGATCGAAGGAACCCCGCGTGACGGGTTTCAACCTGAGAACGTATTGAACCAGCGACAGGTCTATTCCCACATCGGCAAAGCAGGTTCTGCTTGGGAACGATACCGCAAACCCGGCAAGGAAGGCGGGGAGAACATCGTCGAATACGCCGGTATGAAATTGGTCGAGATGATCATTCCCAAAGAGGAAATGGACGAAAAGCAGGCCGACGAGGCAAGGCTCAGCCGGGATCGAATCGATGGAACCCGTTCAGTGGCCCGTGTCGGATTGGAAAAGACCGGCATGAAACCTGAAGAATCCGACTACAACACCCGCGTCGTTGATAATCCAGACGCCGATTGACCACCACCAGAATCCTCAATCAACCACCACACTAAGGAGACACAAGCACCATGGCATCCGCACCCGTTACATTTCCCTGGCTCGCCTCTGACAACGGCCAGATCGCAGTCACACGACCCCAGATTACTGATTCGAGCAACACGTTCGCTGCCTATCAGTTCGTCAAGGTCTCGTCCAACGCTCTCGCCGAATGCGCCACCGATGACGTGGTTTGCTACGGCCTTGTAATGGACCCATCGCATACCTCGACCGACGCACCTTTTGTGGCGCCGTTCGGAGAGTTGCATGAAGTCATTGACCCCGCTAATGCGCAATTCGTGGTGAACATCACGGACAGCAGCGGCACAGTCGGCAGCGGATCAACCCGTCAGATCGACGTAGCCATTGGCACTGCGTATGCTCTCTACCTCGGTAGCGGTGACTACGACGGCATCGCCTTCGTGGACAAGAGCGATACGACCAATGATTTCTTCATTGTGCAAGGACGATACGAAGGCGACGCCTCCACCGATTTCAACGGGCGCGTTTATGTTTCGCTCGCCGATGGCGTTCGGCAGTAATCCACAACCCACTCAACCCAACATAGGAGACAAACCACCATGGCAACCACAACCTCACCAATGACGCTGGAACAGTGGGCGGATACACTGAACCGGAACATCTCGGATTATTTCCGCTACATCTACGACAAAGCACCGGAAGAATATTCCAGGCTGCTAAAGGTGGAGCCGACGAGCCGATGGTTCGACCAGTATGCCGGTGCGCAGGGCATCGCCAAGCCGGTTGCGAACCGCGACCTTGAGCCAATCCCCCAGCGTTCCCCGGTAAAGTCGAATACCAGCAAGATCATTCAGACCTCATACCGATCCGGTATGACGATTGAGCGACTGATGATCGAGGCGCCCGACGCAAACAACACCGCCCCGCTTGACAACATGCAGGACTTCATCGAGAGCGAAAAGACCTTGCGGAACCAGGTGGCGGCTGACGTTTACAACAACGGGTTTTCAGTTCAGCCCTACGACTTAACCGAAGCGGATGGTACCCAGCGGGCGCTGTTCTCGACAACGCACAAGCGGGAAGACAATGGCGCGACATTCTCGAACTTTTTGAACGTCGCCCTGCCTCCGAATTTGGCCACGATGTATGAGATCATCGCGACCTTTAAGCGGTATCAAGACAACGTGGGAAACTTCATCGGAATGGACACGGCATTTACAATGCTGATTCCTACCTTGAAACCCGACTGGATGAAGGCGGCGGATCAAATCTGCATGTCGCCCGACAACCCCGAGACGGCGGATCGTGCGGTGAATACCCTTCGTTCCAAGTTCCCGATCAGTTGCGAGCCGATCAATAACTTCACCAGCTCAACCAAGTGGTTCGTTCGTGCCGATATCTCGAAGCGATATTTCCCGATCAGGATGAAGGTGTTTTCGGAACCGCAGTTGTCGCCCCTCAAAGAAAGCGGCAACAACCCGGATGCATACTTCACTCGCATGCGTTCCATCCTCGGGGTCGGCGTGTTCGGGTCCGCCCGTGGCGTGTTCGGGGTTGGCATTTGAACCGTTAACCGGAGAACCTATCACCATGAGCGCTACAAACGCAACGGGGGCGATTTACAACGACCGACAAGGGAGTATTCCGGTTCGTCACACACTGGTAATCTCGGCTAATACGAGCACCACGGCGAAACACTGGTTGACCGTGCAGGCCAGCCCGTCGAACCCGGTTTTGCTTGAGGCTAAGGCGTGTGTGTCAACAGCTGATGGCGGTGGAAGCCCGACTCTCAGCCTTGGTTACACCGCCAGCACATACACCGATTTGCTTTCGACCGTATCGACGGCGACCGCTGCAACCGGGGGCACTGTCCTTCCGGCGAACAACGTGATCGGCCAAAAGAGGATCGATGCAGACACGGCGATTTATTATAAACAAGGTGGAACTCCCGATGGCGCGGGGGTGACAACTATTTTCCTTACCGTGACGACGATAAACACCGAGAGCGAGTAATTGCCGCTCTCAAGGAGTGAAATCCTATGAGCGACGAAAATCTCATTCTTAACGGGTCCAATGCGACCCTGAACGTGACCAATCTCGCGGCTGCACCGTCAGGAACAAGCTCCCTTACGGCGCTTCCGCTTGGCACATCGGACGATACGGCGACGGGCGAGATCGTCCTTAAAATCATCATCGTATCATGAGCCATCAACCCAATCTCATTCTGGATGGCAACAACGCCACGCTGACCGTTACGAACCTTGCTGCGGCTCCTTCGGGGGCATCAACACTTAACGGCGTTCCAATTGGCACAGTTGGAGCAACCGCCACAGGTGAGATTGCGGTGAAGGCGAAGATTGTTGGTGGTCCGTTTTACGCGACCGCGCTAGCGATCACATTTGCCACTCCGCTCAGCACGAACGCCTCGACCGGCAGCATTTTCTACTTCACGGCGACCAGCAACTTCACGCTCGCCAATCCGACTGGCGCATACAACGGCCAGCGCATCACATGGAGAATCTCGCAGGATGGCACTGGCGGGCGCATCATCACGCTGGGGACAAAATTCAATCTTGGGGATGATGTTACGGCGGTTGTCCTGTCCACCGGTGCCGGTGCCTACGATTACCTGACGGTCATTTACAACGCGCAGACCGACACGTTTGATGTGTTTCCGTTGCTGACAGGATTTTAGCCATGGCTACCGTTTATTTACCTCCGGGGAATTACGGAACCGCTGATTTCGAGACGCCGAATGATTACGTCGCGGCAGGGTTTACGGGGTTTCGAGGCAAAACACTTCTTAACGCTCTGTCAGCCCCAATCTGTTCTTCGCTCGTTAACTTTTTATCGGTGGGAACCAGATCGATCACTGGAGTTGGTTTTCTTGGCGCACCGAGCTCGTTATCCGTTTTCCTTGAAGACTCCGGTGGTCAGAATATCACTTTGACGCTTACTAATTGTTACTTTGCGAGTAATGTATTTTTTGCTTGTTTTGGAAGTGTATCAATAAACGTGGTGCTCAATAACTGCGTTTTCGCTGACAACATTTACGTTGAAGCGGGAACTTTTGGAGGTATTGGAGCCTCCGCGTACGTGTATATAAACCATTGCATCGTGCTTGGTGAAGTTTTCTTGAATGATTCCTTGGGAGACATTACCGCCACGGCGAAAAACACGATTATAAATGGTCTTGCCTATCAGACTTGGAGCTTCGGCAGCGGGTCGGGTGTTGCGGTTAATCCGGCTGTTGTTTGGCCGAATACGACAAACCTCCTCACCCCAATCAATGTCGTCCCGATCAAGGGAAAAGTCGGCGTGATCGGGGCCGGTCTTGCTTATGTTGGCATGCCCGTGATGGATGCGGCAGGGTTCTCGCGACCGTTCAAAGCGGTCTATCCATGTATCGGCCCGTGCGAATATCGACCGGCTGCGGGAGCCGGAATGAGGATTTCGGCATGAGATTTGGCATCGTATCATTAGTTCTCGCCACACTGACGTTCGCGACACTGGCTCTGCCGGGTTGCGCCGCGCGACCTGCGGGTGAGGCGGAGGCAATTCGGTTTCTCAATGCGAAAGGATTGTAATATAATGGATAAAGAGCCAGACACGAACCGCGGAGTGGTCGGGATCAACATAAATACGGTTGTAACGACGATTACTTCTGGCGTCGTGATCCTACTCATATCGGTGCTGTTATCAGGTTCCAAGGCGAATGCCGAAAAACTGACAGAGATCAAGACAAGCCTTCCTTATATTCAGGCATCAATCGCCGACATGAAAGTATCCATTGGGCAGATGGTCACGAAGGCGGAGTTCGACTCCAGACAGAAACAGTTGGCGGATACTATGGAAGCCATGAAGACTGAGCAGGAGCGGGTTCGGATGGAACTTGATAAGAGAAGGGTCGGGCCGTGAAAACCGGCGACATTATCACGCTCGCGTTCTGTTTGCCACCACTGATTGCCGGTGTGGTGGGCCTGTGTTGGTTCGCACTGGCGACCGGCCGATACCCCGCGGACGAGAATGCGAGTGACGATGCCAGCCCATTTGCGTATGATGCACAAGACTACTTCACCCGGAAATGAAACTATGGAAAACCCTACTGAAACTGCTCAAGTCGATCCGGCCGTGGGTGCCGATGGAGATCGACCCGAAAACGGGAAAGCCTATACCGAAATCTATCGGGATCAGGGGAAGGATCGACTGGTGAAACCAAATTTCGACTGGTTCTTGTATGGCTCAACAGTTCTTGGAACTGCTATTGTGACAGCCATCGCAACGATTGCCATATCTCCAGAGCGTGTCCGCACGGAAACCAAGGTTGTTAACACGACTGATTCAGGGGCTAAAGCCTACGGAATGCAGACTTGGAAAGCGCTTCTGGACCGTGGGCTAGCTGAGTATGACAACAAAACGGGTGAGCTTCACCTACGAACTGATGACCAGATATTTGTCCACCTAAAGGCTCCCGAAACATTCCCGGAGCCGACCCTATTTCCAGCACCACAATCAACCCCCAAGAAAATCAAATGAGCAAACTGTATCTTTACAAAACCAAAACAGGCTATCGGTGGCGGCTAACCGGCAAGAACTACCGAATTATCGCTGCGTCGAGCGAGGCGTTTTCCAGTGCGCGCAAGGCTCGACAAAACATTATCCTGACTCAGAAAACTCTTGGCGATATCATCATCCAAGAAGCGGGAACAGTAGTGGAGGCACTATGAAAATCACGACGATACTGATGGCGCTGTCAATAACGCTATCGGGCTGCGCGGGCACACAGGCATGGATCAAGGATCATCGCTCCGCCATCCGTGGCACGGTGCTCATCGCTGCTCGCGAGGCTGGGCAACTGGCTGCGTCGGCGGTGTTGCAGGCTGCGGTGGGGCAACTCGACAAGGGAAAGAAAGTCGATTTTCTACAAGGACTCAGCGGAGCGCTCTGGCAGCAGCTACCGACGGCGGTCAATGGGTCCACGGTCGACGAGATCGTGCGGGCATGGACCCCAAACAAGCCACATTGGACGGGCGTCGCGGAGACGCTGGCTGCTAATTTCGAACAGGCAAAGCCACGGAGTCCCGAGGAGGTGGGGGCGCTTTTGAGTGCTTACGCGGAGGGGCTGTATCTCGAATCAGTGAAGGCGGGAGGGCTGCCATGAAGAAGTTCATCGCGAATCTATTGGTATCATCGATGGGCCGAATTTTGCTGGCCGTGGTGTCGGCGGCGGTGAGTGCGGCGATGACGAGATTGGCTGGATCGATGCCGTGGATGAAGCCGTTGCTGGAAATTGTGAACCCGTATGAGCTCTCGGTGATGATCATGGCGGTGCTGATGGTCACGATCTTGACGAAGGTGAATGGGGTTTTGGGAGAGGCTGTAAAGCCCGTGCAGAGGTGGCTACAGTCACTGGGATACCAACTGGATGTGGATGGGTGGTGGGGGGATAAAACGGCGACGGCTGTGAGTGAGCAGACGGGGATGCCGGTGAGGCAGGCGGTGCCGGTGGTGTGGAATGAGCCGGAGAAGCGGCCATGAGTTGGCTTTCTTTGCTTACTTTTGGCCGATTCGGTCGCGGCGGGAGTCGCGTTCTCGGGGTCGGGGGCGAGCGCGCCGGGAGTCTCCATGACGGGACTCAGGATTGTGGCGGGTCGGCAATGGAGCAACGATTTGAGCGAGGCTGCTCGCCGGGACGTCCCCTTGCGCATCGTGTGATCAGTGCGGACGGACTGATGCTAGTGAAGGAGTTTGAGGGGCTTTTCCTGAAGGCTTATCGGTGCCCGGCGGGCGTGTGGACGATTGGCTGGGGTCACACGGGGCTACAACACAAGGATGGGACGGTGTATGCCGGGCGTACGCTTACTCGCGAGGAGGCGGTGGAGTTGCTGCGGTATGACATGCACCAGTTCGAGAGTCGCGTGCAGGCGCTGGTGAGGGTGCCAGTGAACGATGATGAATTCGCGGCGCTGGTCTCCTTTGATTTTAACACCGGCGCGCTGCATCGCAGTTCGTTACTGGCGAGGCTTAACGAGGGGCGGCGGAGTGTGGCGGCGGATGAATTTTTGAAATGGTCGCGTGGTGGCGGAAGGGTTCTGCGGGGGTTGGTGCGGCGCCGTCGGTCTGAGCGGAATCTGTTTCTTTCGATGCGACCCTTCCTTGATTACGCGGCCAACTGGACCGGCTAAGGCATGAACTACTACGACATGCAGCAGTTCGTGAAGAACGAATCTCGGGTGAACAACTTCGAGGGTCTCGATTCGCTCATCGAACAGACGTTAAATCGGGTTTATCGGGAATATGCCAGGAAACAGAACTGGCGTGAACTGATCGTGTACGGAGAGGAGTTTGACACCGCACTGGACACATACTCCTACGTCGCCCCGTACGCGTTGTCGAACCTGCAACCCGGAACATTTCTATACGACTATAACTCTGACATTGGGACCGGACAATCATTGAATGTCATCATGGACCCCAGCAGTGTCCAGCGATACGCCAGGTTTGCCGAGGGAGTCAGGCCGTATGGTGCGGTGATCCGTGGGAACGTGGGCAGTGACCTTTACGCAACGGGTTCGGCGACTGTAGCCAACGAGTCAACCGGCGTGACCGGTACGGGAACGACTTGGACCAGCGCGGCCCATGCCGGGAAATGGATGCGGTTCGGCTACTCGGCAACCAGCACGGCCAGCGGCGGAAATTACGGATACAAGATCGCCAGCGTGACTAACACGACAACACTGGTTCTTGAGGAGGCATATCGAGGAGCGGCATTGACTCAGGCGAAATATGCGATCCGACCGGCGACCGGGCCGATGATTGTGATGACGCCACAATTCACGGAATACGGAAAGACAATCCGGTATGCGTGGCAGCGGGTGCCCCGTCGCCTTTACAACCCGGACGACACGCCTGAAGTGGAGAAATTGAGCGAAATACTTGTGTCGGATACCTGCGCAACCGTGGACAGCTACCACATGGACGCGAAGCGATTTGGACTGTTCAAAGAGCGGGCGCGCCAGCAATACAAAGAGATCCTGCAAGACCTCGCCTTCTGATGCGCCATGGAACGAGAAACAAAATCCCCGATCTTGGTTCTTGGGGCTGGCGGAATGAACCAGCTCGTTGGCCAGACATCGCAAGACCCGTCGCTTTGGACTGGGGCTGGGATTGACGCGACTAGGCCCGGAGAGAACCGGCGAGGCCCCGGCAAAAGCCTGACGGACAATCTTGGAACTCAGATCATGGGATTATTCCAGTTCTGGAGTCCGTTCGGCTACCTCGTATCGTTGCAGCAACTTCTCGGATCAGTGACGGGAACCACGATTGAGTTCACCGACACGACAATTGACTACACGATCCCAACGGGGAGTCAGCCGCTTTATTCGGACGTTATCCTGTTGTGCCATTTGAATTCCGTTGATGTGGCGCTTGTCAACGGTAGATACGCCTGGAAGGAAACGAAGGCGAACCGGACGACTGAGACGAATCCTGAATTTACTACAACGGCATCAGCGAATACGAGCATCTTCAAGTTCGGCGGGGCATCGGCGAACAAAAGCGCAATTGAATGGTTAACCAATGATAACACATTCTATCAGGGGCAATGGGGCGCATGGACGGCGGAAATGTGGATAAACATTTTAAGTTTTGATGACCCATATCTCATTGGGACTTTTGGCTCCTACTATGGAAGCGATATTGAATATTTCGGTTCGGATATGTATTTTAATGGCACGAACATTTACTGGTTTACAAATCTCAACGGAGTAGACACACAGGAATCGGCCCCGCATGGAATGGTTACGGGACAATGGTATCATATTTGCGTATTACGAGACGGAAATAACATTAAGTTTTATGTGAACGGCGTTTTGAAACTCACATCCGCGAATGGACTAGCAACCATAGCTGGCGTAAACTACTCAAGTTTTTATTTAGGTACGGGCGACGTGATTTACGGCACTGGATTAAAGATTTATCGCGACGAAGCCCGCCTTTCCAAGTCCGTGTTTTACAACACCGCAGGGTTCACGCCGCCAACTGAGCAGTTCCCCGACTCGTAACCCATGGAGCGCGAAACAAACAATGATGGAGACGACATTATCGCCGGATTCGACGGGGCGGACTATCTTACCAGCCCAACGTCTACCGGGGAAAGCAAGTGGTCTACCGCCATGGGTGTCTCAGACACTCAGGATTCAGCGTTCCGAGACGCCGGTAAATCATTGGTCGGGCGAGGTGCATCGCCGGTTCTTGGATTTGCTCAGCTTGGAACGTATATCATCATTCAAAAAGCGGGAACGGTTGAGGCCATAGCAGAAGCCGACTTTTTCGCATAACCGATCATACCTCATGCCAGTCATTATTTCCACTGCCCAAACCCGACACAAAGATTCTTACGCGGCTGCGTCGGACATCGGGATTGCGTTGCGAGCGAATGGAGAGGAAAAGGTTAAGATCATTGATAGCAACCTGAACGTGTTGTCGGCAGGGTTGCCCGCTCCAGTCGCAGCGGCAACCGTAGCCGATGGCGGGGCGGGAAACTTGCTGGCGACCAAATGGTATGCGTGGCAATACGTGTATGCGGCGACTGCCCGGTATCCGTTCGTGATATCAACAGTGTCGGGAGGGGGCGGTCAACTTTCCCCAAGAAGCAATCCCGGGCCAGTTCAGACCCATCAAATCGGCGGCTCGAACCAAGAGGTTGACGTGACATGCGCCTACTCCACTCGGGCGGACATATCCGAGATTTGGGTGTATCGAACCACGGCCTTTGACACCCAACTGGAAGCGCAGACGGCCGCGGATGCGGGGCAGATATATTACGTGTCGCTCGCCGCAAACAACACGGCAGGCGGAAGCGTGGTAATCGTGGATAACGAATCGGCTCCAACCGAACAGATCGAGTTGGATAATTTTGAAGCCGCGACATTCGCGTTTTGCGTCTACGATGGCAGCTATTTTTGGGGGTTCGGTAACTACACGTTCACGGCGGCGACTTCGTGGGACAATTCGCATACCGGATCAACCGGAAAGATCACCCTGACCGGGAGCGATACGTGGTTCGATGGCAGGAATGGGATGAATGTGCGACTGGCTGGGATCACCACGGGGGGGTACGACGGGCAGGGGACGTTCCGGTTCAAATGGCTGACGGCCACGACTGCCACCGTCTACACAACCACCTCCGCTTCACCCGTGGCGCTTCCCTCGACCGGTAGCGGTCAGGTGACGATTCAGGGACCGGCTACGACCCTTTACAGGAGCAAGCTGAACAACCCATTCGGTTGGGGCTACACCCAGGCAATTGCGGACGTGCAATTTCCAATCGAGTTTGGAGAACGTCTCGGGGGAGGATATGGCACGTCGATTTCAACGGTGCCGAACCAAGAATTGTTGGTGCTTTGCACCCGATACCCCAGCAAAACGTATTCGCTAAATCTTCGGGCGGCAGCAGAGGATAGTTTCTTTTCTACGAAGCGATTGATTTCGGACGTGTATGCGTTCACGAATCAGGCATCCGTATTCGCCGCTCGACAGGGGGCAACCAACGTCCTGCGCGGCATGGACTACGAGAATGGGGAAATCGTCCAGTGCGACGGAATCCGTATGTGGCCGGTAATGCAAGAGATCGGACCGACCTTGCGCGATTTGACATCCACCCGGTCCCGACAGGAATTAGCGCATGGCGTTTACGATCCTCGCACGCAAACGAATTGTATGTGGGTGACCACCGCCGATTCCGTTATGTTGGTTGACCTCGGCATCTTCGAGGATACAAAGTCGGGGGCGATCACACTTCGGGAGGATCATGACTTGCTCTGCTCGGCCACTTTGTCCGACACGACAGCGAATACCAAAGTGACGGGGGCTGGAACTCAGGCTGGAATTTACGGCACGGCCATGGTCCCAGGGGTGTTCTCGGACTGGCTGAATAAGCTCACTGGATTGACAACGGGCACGGTGGCAAGCGCGACTGCCACGACCCTCGTCCGCAGCGGGGCAACGAACTTTGACACCGCGAACGACGGGATGATCGGGAATTGGGTTTTGGTAACGGATTCAGCGGGAGAGAACGAGCAGTGGGCACGGATCAGCGCTGTGTCGGCATCAACCCTGACCATTGACCTGTGCGTGGGTGGCGGTAATGAAACGCAGTTCGACCCGGTGCCGGTGCAGGGGGCGCTATTCTACATCGGCCTGATCGAATGTTCCATATCGAAATACTTCGATGCACAGAAGCCAAGCACGTCAAAGAACGTGATCGAACAATGGCTGAATATGAGAAACGCAGGTGGAACCTATGTCCGATACTATCGTGATCGAGATGAAACCGGATATATCAAAAGCATCAGTCCAACCAGAGTGACCTACCTGTCCACACCGACCGCTGGGACGGATACATGGTTCGTAAAGAAAGAAATACCGGCTGAACAATCGCGGGCCTTTGGTGTCAAGATCATCAACCGCAATTACGAGCAATGGAGGTTTTTCAACACGGTCTTGAAGATCGTGGCCAACCCGTAAATACGACATGGGATCCCGCATCCACGTTTCGAGGGCTCTGGTTGACATCGAAGACCCGCAAGAGTTCCGGTCGGCGCTGGAATCCAACTTGCGCGATTTGATCGATCAACTGAACTCCCAGACCGTGACTTACACCCGGTTGGGAAGCAATTCACCGTATCCTCTGGCACCGAATCCGAACGATATTCTCTATGACTATTCGACAGGCAGCTTAAGGGTGGCGGTGTTCGATGGGGTTCAGTGGATTTACTTCGATTTCGGTTCGTTCACGGGGTCGATCACCGAAAACCAGCATGGAGCGCTTGGGCGGGTGACGACAGGCGGGAATGCCTTGCACACGGTGGCCACAACATCCCAGGCGGGGTTTGAATCGACATCTGACAAGACCAAATTGGACGGCATTGCGACCGGAGCGACGAATACACCGCTCTCAGCGTCCACTCCTGCCACAGTGACCGTCGCGGGGGCTGGGTCAGCCGGTTCGTCCACATCAGCCAGCAAAGCGGACCATGCCCACCCCGTAACGGCACTGGACGACACGACGCACGGTGCTAGAGGAGGCGGAACCCTGCACGCAGACGCCACAACAAGCGTTGCCGGGTTCCTGTCATCCGCTGACAAGACCAAAATCAATTACTTTCTTGGGCGAACCAGCAGCGCATCCGCCCCAACGACCACCGAATACCCGGTCTCACAAAACTACGGATTCCACTACAATTCGACAGGTCCGATCCGGTATTTTGCTTGGAATGACGCAGGAACCGTGTATAGCGTTCAGTTGACATGACATCATAAAACGAAAGGCAATTATCAACATGTTTGGATCATCTTCCATGCCCGGTTTTTCCGGGGGCTCCGGTTCATCCGGCTCATTCGGCACATCACCGGCCTACAATGTGGGTCCGGCGAACTTCAACGAATATTTGAAGGCGCAAAACTTGCCCGACATCGGAGCGACAACGAGCGGGTTCCGAACGGCGCTACGAAACGCGCCCGATGCGTTCGCTTACAAGCCATACATGGCGGCAGTGAATAATCAGGCAAACTTCGTCACCAGCGCGGGGATGAACGCCGGGAACGCAGCGGCTCGGCAATACTCAGCACAGGCAAATCGGAATGGCACCAGCGGCTACGGGGCGGGTGTTGCGCGGGCGTTATCCATGATGCCCGGTCTACAGCAGGCCAGTCAATTGCGATTGCAGGGGGAAGAGTTCGCTGCGTCTCAGCGGGCGGGGTTGGCGAACTATCAGCGCGGAATTAACCAGGATATTTCCCAAGCCGAAACCTCGTATCGTTCCATGTTGGCTGGCTACAACCAAGGAATGTTCGGAATCCAAAACCAAAATGCCCAATGGCAGGCGGAATTGGCAAATCGACAGAACGAGTTCACCAGGTCGAGCGGTGCATTTTCGTCCGGGGCAACGTCGCCTGTTCGTGCCCCGGCAGGTGGTGGCGGTAGCGGCCCGTCAAATGCCTATCAGGCAGACGTTTTTAGTGGGTATTCGGGTTTTACTTCAAATATGAACAGCAGATTCACCCCATCCACGCAGTTCGCGGCATGGCAGGATCGGAATCCGGGCGTCACGCCAACGCAGAGGTTTATGGAAAACCGACCCGCATCTTACAATCCATTCTCACTTGGAACCACGCCCAGACCTCGTACCGTGAGCAGACCGGGGGCTCAATATGGTCCACCGGCGCAAACCGAACAGCAAAGAACGCAAAGCTACAACCTGGATGTCGCCCGCAGAGCTACAGGCTGGAGCCCGATTTAATTCACGAACCCACCACACCCCATGAACTACACTCAGAACTTTCAAAGAATGGCCGGGGATTCGATGATCCCGGATGACTGGCAGATGCAAAGAGCGAAAGACGAAGAATGGAATATGGCCATCGCCCAACGGGCGCAACTTTTGTATCAAGATAACCTCCGACGCCAGGCTGACATCCAGGCGAACGCCCCCACCGCACAAGAAATGTCTACTAGGGGTTTGGTCAGGGATTACGGAGTCACCCAATCACGGCCGTATTCCTATTCTGGCGGTCAGGTGTTCAGAAACGGGCAAGCCATGGACGGCACGTTCACGGAACAGCAATATAACCAAATGCAGAACGAGGAATCGTTTTCTTCTGGGAATCAACTCGAACGCGCATTAATGGGGCGTGATCAGGCGGGGTTAAACAAGCGTTTGATTAACGACCCGAGATTCAGCCGCTTGAGTCCCCAGCAGATGCAGGAGGTTTATCAGGAAAGCAACCTCAGATCGATTGACGAAGATTTGCGTCACCAATCACAGATCGAGAACTTGAATCTTGACGTGAACGGAAATCAGGTCCCGACCGTCCGGCAGATGCGAGACTATAACCTTGGGTATTCCAAGTCGTTCGGGGCCGCAAATGATACCAAATTGAACACACTCGATGCTTCAATCGCTCAAGGGCGGTATGTGAATATGGCGAACCAGTTTGGATTACCGACCGGACCATCGATATCAATCGAAGATCGAGCGAGGCTGGCCACCATGGACCAAAACCGTCGCAAGGAAGATTATGATCAGCGTGCCTACAATCAATCGCAATTGGACAATAAGCTGAAACGGTTTTCGGAAATGACAGGTGGGATTCAACCGGCTGATGCGATTGGACTTTACGACCCAGAAAAGCAAGCTCTTGTCATGCCAAACAAGGGACCAAACGGCGAGCTTGGGGAACCCATTGTGAAGCAAATCCCCCTGGAAATTATTGACTATGCTCGGCAACTTGTCGCGCAGGAAACCGGGTTTGAGATCCCGGAACGATGGGATTCCGAATCTATCGGCATGATCCAACAACTTCCCGAACACATCCAATTGCAAATCGCAAAAAAAGCTGATGAGCCGAAAATTCTGGCCACTGACGCAAAATTTCCAGGGTTTCGCAAAAAGATGATCAAAGAACTGATCGATCTTGAGCTTAAAAAAGCGGCAGAAGCCGCCATGGCGGCAGGCTCAACCACTCAGGCGCCAAGCCAACGTCGGACACTTGGCGGGGACGCCGAGGCAGTTGTATCTGGATTTGAAAGAGGTGTCACACGCACAGGTCTCGGGGCCGGTGTTGCTTTGCGGGAAGTCGGAGCGGCCACATCGAACTACGTATTAGGAACAGACTACTAACGAAATCATGGCTCTCAACGAGGAAGCACAATCAATCTTCGACTCACTTCTCAGTGAGTATTCGTTGGCGTCGCAACCACCTCAACCGCCCGAGGAAACGGGGTTTATTCCCCGAGCATTTCAGCGAACTGCGCAGATCCCGGGTCGAGTGTTTCAAGGCTACGTCGATGCACTTGATCGGCTGGATTACATGGGCCAAACGGGGTCCAGCGACGGCTATGAACCGATTGACTGGGCCGGAACCAACGTGTTCCCGGATCTCGAACGCGCTCAATCCGTTCCCGGGAAAGTCGTTGACTTCGTAGTTGGCGACGTTGCCCCGCAGGTCGCCGCGCTTGCCATACCGTATGTGGGCGCAGCCAAGATGGCGACCGGTTTGGGAGCTGGCGTTCGCGTAGCTGACCTAGCCGGGAACGTGGCCGCTGGAGCATTCCAGCAGGCGCAAACCGGTAATCCATGGTCCGTACCAACTTTCGCGGCGTTTGGAGCGCTACAAGGGCTTCCGTTGGCGGGGCGCGCTCTGGGGGGAGCCGCCCTGTCAGCGGGCTCACAGGCGCTTGACGGGCACGATGTGATGACCCGGGAGGGCATGACTCAACTTGCCACCGACACGATTTTCTCTGCATGGGCGAGGTATCCCCGCGAACGCATGTCGAGGGCCGTAGACCCGGGGATGGATCAATCACCCCCGATTCAACAAGATGGGCGCGTGTTCTATCCGCGACAAGACTTGCACGAGCCATACATCAACGTAGAGCCAGGAATGGACCGACCATCTCCGCTTCAACGAGATGGTCAACGCGTATTCTATCCGCGAAACGCTACGGAGAACATCGTGGAACCGCCCCCCACAGTCCCGTCAGTCGAGACGCCAACCGCCCCGATTCCGGCAGTTGAGACGCCCCCAATTTCCGAGAGTGCCGTCACGCCGTTACCTAAACCCGATCCTGAGATCGTCGCCCCCGGCATTTCCCCGGATCAAAATCATCCGATTGTCGAGGCAAGCGCACCGAAGGTTGATGCGAATGGTCAACCAGTTGCTCCCGAACCCCCCATCACAGACCCGGTTCGACTCAAACCTCTCAAAGATAAGATCGAAGCCAAGGGCGAGGCCGCATTCATTGATGCCGACGTATTCAGGGGCGCCGTGGATTTCGGGCGCACGATCTATCAGAAGGGCGTTCAATTCACGCAATGGTCATCAAATATGATTCGCGAGTTTGGACCGTCCATCAAAGCGCACATCGAGAATATCTGGAACGGCGTGCGGGGATTGGTCGCCAAGGAAGATTACAAGCGCGCAGATGATTCCGGGGACGGCGTTGGCAGGTTCAAGGCCGAGCATGAACATGCGGTTGCCACGGGCAAGATGGACCCGAACGAGGCGTTCTTTGAAGGGCCGTTGACCAAAATGCCAACCGGCAAGATTTCTCAGGCCGCTCATGGATCAACACACGCGCCTGATGCTGGGTTCGTCGCTCGCGGCACGCGCATGATCACGGAGAATTTTAGTGCGTTTCATCCCGCCGTTCAGGAAGTTTTGACCCGACGACAGGGCGATCTTGGTTATTACAATAAACTGATCCAACGCGCCTACGAAGGAGCGTCAGGATGGGCATCTAAATTAACGGATCGACAGCAGGAAATCGGCCGTCAGCGCGTCAACGGAATAATCAGTGATGATGAGTTTTTCGCGCATCCCGATATTCCCCAGGCTTACAAGGATGCGGAGCGCAAATCTGATTACGCAATCGGTCAGTTACAAGATGCTCTATTGCAAGGCGAGTCCGACCCCGTTCGACGCAAGGCAATCCAGAATACCAAGGGAATTTACCGGGCGCGACAGTATGACATCTTTGTCAATGGCAGGGAATGGAAGCGCGATCCGCAGGCGTTCGAGGATACTGTGAGCGAGCTTGTCGGGGAGTTTGGCGGCAGTCGTGAAGCCGCTGCCATGGATCTCCGCCAGCATCTTTCCGAGCTTCGGAATGAAGAGCGGTTCGGTTCGGATTCAGGTGGTAAGACGACCATCAAATCATCTATTTATGAGCATCGGATGCTCACCCCTGACGAAAAGGGGATGAAGTTGAGACAGATTGCCACGGAAATCGATGGAATGAACTCCGATTTGGATCAGGCAAAAAAAGCAAATAAAAACGCGAACACCAAAGAGACCAGGACCGCCCTTCGTAATGCCGAGAACACATTGGAAATCGCCACGACCAAGCAAAAGGAAATTGCCGACGCAAAGGTAATGACCGATGCGCGCCGCCGCCTTTATGGGGAGCGTCTAAACCCGGTCGAAATTGCAGCTCGCACGGGCGCAAAAATTATCACCAGTGCGGCCAATTCCAAGGCATTAAAGATGTTCGATGAGTTGCATTTGGACAATGTCCCGGCAGCATTGAGTGCCATTAATTTTCCGGCCTACCTTGACGCCGCCACCGACGCGGAAAAGGCCGTCTTGCAACGGTTCGTTAAGTTGGATGACAACCTGTCCTTTGGACCTTTGGCTGATAAGTGGGTTCATCAAGAAGTCGCCCGTGGAATCGGTGTGGTCGTTCCCATCAATTCCGCGTTTGAACGAGTTATTCGGGATTCCGGCATCGGCTTTATCAATAGTCAGGTGAAGCAGAATGTCACGCTCAGGAACCCGGCAACAGTCTCCCGCAATTACGCGACCATCCCTTTGTTTCTTCTCGCCGCACGAAATTTCAACCCGGTCGAATGGCATGCTGCACTCAAGGATTTGCGCAGTAAAACCGGGTATTTCGATGAAGCGGATCGATTGGGCGTCTTTGGCGCAACCCAGGTTGATCATGAATTTATCGAAAGTGTCGCCGATCAGATTTCCGGTCGCGTTCGACCTGTAAAAAAGGCGCTGGCAACTTTCAAGGCGGCGGATGACTTCGCAAAAAAAATCTATCGCCAACCCGATTCATTCGTCCGATACGTCACTTATCGTAATTCCCGCCTTCGCGGCATGAACGAGTCTCAGGCACTCCGATTTACTGATCGTTACACCCATAACTACGGCACATCACCAAAGGGAATCCAAATCGCCAGCAAACTCCCGTTCGTCAATCCATTTATCACTTATAATTATCAGATGTTTCGCGTGATGAAGAACCTGGCCGAAGATGTTGGCAACCCGCTTCTCAGCGTCAAAGAGCGCATGACCAGCGCGGCCATTCTTACCGGGCTCGTCACCACGCCTCTTGCCATTAAGAAAATCGTGGAATCATCCATGCTTTCCGATGATGACAAAAAGGATTGGGATCGGATGATCCGACAGTCCAGTCCCATGGAGCGTTCCCAACTTCGCATTCCATTCTCGCGCAACAAAAAGACCGGTAAATTCGATTTCATCAACGCGGACCCGTTCAACATCGTCGGCGACTACACCAAGACACTGCGCAATCTTTGGAACCGGGATCTAGACGCCATTATTGGAGATAATCCAGTCGGCGGTATGAGAAGTACGCCTCTCTTGAACGTAGTCGCTGAGCTCATGGCGGGGCGACAATTGTTCTCCGGTCAACCCATCGAACCAAACGCGAAAGGCGCCGCCCAGACCGTCATTCGCAACATGGCGCCCCCGTTGGCAGGTGGATATGGCTCCCAGGAACTAATTAAATCGTTCTCGCGCAATAATCAGGGCGGTCGCGGCATCGAAGACACTCGCACGGGCAGGCAATATACCCCAGGCAGGGCCGCTCTTTCTCTCGTCGGTGTCCGAATCGCACAAATCAATCCGCGCACAGTCGAACGAAATCTTTTGTTTGAACGCCGGGAACAGCAAACTCAGGCCACACGGGAACTTCGGAATATTACCGGGTCAACCAGGGCAAATGACACCAAGCGCGAGGCGTCGGAACGATATAAACGCCGTCTCAAGGAAATTCAGCGGGAATATGAGCCTCGGTTGAGACGGGATTAAATCAGCCCAAACGCGGGACTTTTTTGTGGTTTTCTCTCTTTTGAACTCTCGATTCCCATGATTCTTTCCCCGACTTCTTAATGGCAGGAGGGATCTTGCGGTTCTCGGGTGAGAGGATCGCTGAAATCGGAGTGAGAGCGGTTTGGCGGCAATTTTGGCAGTTTGGGACCGGACTTTCATCCAGTTGCCCGCCCGCCTTGCTCTAGGGGAACCTCGGTCATGTTGTCATTCCCCTGGTCGTCCTATCCCCGGTTTGGGGAATCACAGTCTCATGGCGACCATTTGCATTTGCGGGCGGCATGACGCTCGTCCTTGTGGACTTTGCCGGGTCGATACCCTCGTAATCGTTGCCCGTCGAGTTTTGCCGCGTTCCGATGCACTCTTTGCTGTCCGGTCGCTGTGACGCCGCGAACCGGGTTGTCGAACCGCCCGGTTGTCCCGCAGAAGATCCCCTAGAAGAAGAGACCGCCCACTTGTAAACGCCTTAAAAGAGAAGGTTAGGAGCCTCGCGGTACTCCCCAAGTGGGTGGTCAAAAATTATATCCACTCGCTCTTTTCCGACAGTTTAATCCGGTTGGATGGGCGAAACATCCACAACCGCCCGCCTTGGCGCAAGCAAAAAGTGATCGGGAATCGAAAAAAGTTAAATCGGCCCGCCTTGTAATGGTTCAAAGAATCCGGATATTCGCTTTTCCGGGAGCGGCTAAACGCTTTTCTGGAAGTGGCTGAACGCTTTTCCGGGAGTGGACGGAATCGCCAAATTCCCCAGCGATTCCCGGCTTTTCTGGGAGCGGCTAAACGCTTTTCCGGGAGTGGCTAAACGCTTTTCCGGGAGCGGGCGGAATCGGCGATTCCAAGGCCCGAAAAATAGTCGAAAATAATCCTAGCGTAAGCGCTGGCATTTGCGGGCGGGCGGACCGCCTGAACGAGGGCCTGATTGGCGGGTCCTAGCAGAACCCGGCACTGGCCCCGGGCATCCACGTCCCACTCGCGTCCGGAAAACCCCGTAGCGAGGCGCACGGAAGCCGGATGACCACACGCCAAAAGCCCCAAGCGGGTTGCGCTCGGGGCTTTGGGGGTTGCGGGTTGGGTTCAGCGGTCCAGTGCCGCGATTATTTCCCCGGCAGTCCACTCCCAGCGATTCATGGAGGTAGCCCATGCGTTGGGGGGTTCGCCAGTGATGACGGAGACGGCATCGGCAACGGCGCCGTGCGGCTTCGCCTCATAGGCTCCCGGGAGTTCGATCTCGGTCGATGGCTCGAGAGATCGGAGGTAGGCAAACGCGGTTGCTTCTGACGTGATGTAAATTTTCATTTTGCTCCTCTTTTCCAATCCATCCACTCCCGGTTGCACTCAGCCCAGATTTCTGCGGCCCATTCCGCCGACACGGCATGCGCATCCTGCTCCCCTACCCCGGAGTATCCGCCCAGGCCCTCCCGTAGCTGCATGATGATCAGGTCATCACTCGAGTTGTGGAGGCTGCTCCCGTAGTAGCACGATCCATTTCCATCCGCTGATATCGCCGGATTGCACGGTGTCAGCCCTCCGTCGTCGTCCTCGTCGATCAAAGCGGCATATAGCGCGTATGCGAGACTAGCTTTATTGAGTTCTTTCATTTTGTTTGCTTGTTTGGTTTGTTGTTGTCAATCCGCGGCCAACTTGAGTTTTTCCAGCCCAAACCCACAGGGCTCGTAGGTTGCATCGTCGATGATGACCGTGGCAGTTGCGTCCATTGCACAGCCGCCACCGCAGCCGGTCCAATCCGCCTCATCGACCCCGAATTGAGCGAGGGCTCTAGAGATGTCCCTGAGTTCTCCTTCTCCCTCGTCGTCCCCATATTCGATGCCGAATCGGAGCGTAAGTTCAGCCGGTTCTCCGGCAAGATCGCGTGGGCGAATTTCCTCATCAATGGATGGCTCGTGGATTTCGGCGAGCGCGGCGATCAGGTTGCGGTAGTCTATGGATTTCATTTTCGTAGTTCCTTTGTTTGTTTGGTTTGTTGTTGTTGTCAATCATTGCCGAACCAGCCGACAATATAGCCTACTCCTATCACTCCCAGGCCAACGGGTATGTTGATCATTATGACGTTTATACCGCCGATCATAATGACGATTCCGCAGGCCATGAACATTTTTTGCCATGTCATTTTGTTCCTTTCGCCCTGGTCCGCCGCCGGTCGTGGAGACGATAGATGGTAGCGTTCGATGATTTTGTGATGTATTCCATTTCAAGTTTGATGGCCTGCATGATCCTCCGCACGCTTTCCAGTCCGCAGGCTCCGTGTATCAGCGGGCGCCGATGCAGTCGCGTCGGAAATTTCGAGCTGGCGGAATTGCCGTGGAATGTTAGGCCGTAGAAGCCGCCATCCTTCAGCCGCAACAACCGGTCCGCATACTCACGCGCAACCCAGTCGCCCAGGCTCTCGCCCTGCATGTCGTAGCCGCCTCCCTTGCATGATGACACCTTGCGGCCGTCTACGTACAGCGAGCAGATATTGTAGCCCCACGTGCCTCGACCCCGGCTTTCCGAAAAGCGGAATTCCAGCGTTTTATAGGTTTTCATTTTCATTGTGTTCCTTTGTTTGGTTGGGGTTGGGGTCAGAAGCGAATCGGCGTGGCGGGTTTGTGGCCCGGTGCATATGCCAGCCGGGCGAAGGGAGACAGGAGGCTGGTTGCGAAATCCTCCGGGATTCCCCTCGACGCCTCGCCGATCATTGGCGCCGGGCCGCGTCGCCCGTAACCCATGGACCGGAATTTTGCGTCCCGGTATGGGAGGAGGGCGGACTTGTCTTTGCGATACTCTTCCCAAAAGTATGATCCATCCGCTTCGGTGTGGCGCGTGAAATACACTTCAGCGCCCTGCACCTGTATGATTCGAGTTTTAGGCAGTTTTTTCATTTTGGTTGGGTTGGGTTGGGGGTGGAGACCCATTTGTTTTCTGGGTATGTTTCGGTAGCTTTTACTCGACCGGGGCGCAACGCCGTTTCGATTTTGTCCACCACTGCCGTCTCGCCCAAGTGCGACGCGACGCGCATGAGGATCCTCAGTTCGGCGAGGGCTTCGATTGCCGGGACGTTCGCTTTGTGCGAAGATTCGGCGACTTGCCACGGATCGAAGATTTTGTGTGCGCGCGACAATTTTGCCGCGGAGTAGGATACTGCGTCTTGCAATGCCGTTGTCGTTGTCGTTGTCATGGTTGGGTTGGGTTGGGGTTGGATGCCGTTTATTCCGCGTCCTCCCACCTGCGCTTGTCCATATAGACGGCCCTTGCGCCCGGAGTGGCATCTACTTTTTCGTCGATTGTCTCGAAAAGCATTTCGAGGTCGTCGGTTTCGCCGACTTCCGCGCAGGCCGATTCGACACAGGAGACGGTCGCGCTATTAAGGTCGTCGATCCAGTAGCGGCGCAGCCCCCAGATGATATAGGTCTGGTTGTTTTCGGTTTTGACTTTGGGCTGAGCGGTTTGCATTTTCATTGTGTTTGGTTGGTTGGGTTGGGTTGGGTTGGGTTCTATCCCCGAATTTCGATTTCTGACCGCTCGAACCCACTTGCGAGGAGTTCCTTGATCGCGTCCTCCTCTGAGTAGTTGAGTTTTTCCCACTCTTCTTGCGTCGGGGCTGATGGTCCGATCGTTTCCTGCTCTCCGTTTTGGATCGTGTAGAAGAACCCGTAGTCGCTGCCCGCTTCGCCGTTGTCGAATTTCAATGTGATCATTTTCGTAGTTCCTTTGTTTGTTTGTTGGTTTGGGTTGGGTTGGGGTTTGGGGTCAGAACCAGCCTGGATACCATTCGTATTCTTCTCCGTGGATTTCTCCATCGACCTGCGATGCCCACGCCTCAATAGATGACATGAGCAAGGCGGACTCCGCCGGAGTGGCGCAATAAAGCCACGCTTCTTTTTTCGCCCCTACGCGCGGGCAAAAGTTGGCGCCGCCGTAGCTCGGGCGCATGTACTCACCCGACGCGAGTCGGATGTACCACACGATGCCGACGCGGCTCCCTTTCCGGGGAGCGCATGCCAGCGGAGTGACGGGGTAGGGGTAGGTGAGTGTGTTCATGTTGGGCTTGGGGTTTGGGGTTTGGGGGTGTCATTCAGTGATTGCCGCGGCCCAGAATTGTGTTTGTGAGACGGGATGCTGCCAGCAACGCTTGGTGCTTGTCGTTGCTGCGAGCAGCGCTTTCCGCAGAGACCTACGCTCGGCCGTCTTTCCGGCGGGGGTGATTGTGACTGCGTTGGTGACTGCGTTGGTGACTGCGGTGGTTTTCATGCCCAAAGACTCTCACGAAACCGGTTTCGTGTCAATCAAGTATTTTTAACAAAGTTTTAATCGGCTGGATATCAACATTTTACGACGTGAAATAATTCCCACAACGACGGATTAAATGGCGCATTTATCCCGCAATCAGGCCCGAAAAACAGTCCGAAAAATAGTCCGAAAATAATCCTTGCCTAACCCGCTTACGCATCCGATACTCCGGGCCATGAACAGGATCAAACTCGCAGACATGGGGACAACGGGACTCGTACAATATGTTATCTCCGGAAGCCGACGGATGCGTGGGGCGCGCAGAGGTCAGGCAACGAAAATCATCGCAGCACGGTTCGGCCGCTGGGAAGCCATCGACGCATTTCGCAAGGCGGTGAACCGAGCGGTGATAGGGAGGTGAGCGAAACACCCGCAGAATCCATGAAAGCAACGCCAAAAATGAAAAAACTCAAATGCCGCAAGTCACCCAAACGGCAGGCCAACCCGTCTGTCCTACCGAAACCCAAGCAGCAATCCGGGGAGGATGAACCGCCTCTTGCCCTCGTGGCGCAGGTGGCCGCCGCGATACACGCCCAGCAATGGGGCAGGGACCCCGATGCGGACCCGGCCAAGGCGGTCTATCAGGCGCTGAGGCTGATAAAGGCCATCCGGATGGAGTGGCATACCGAACGCGATACCATTGACGCCTTGAGAAGGCAGAAGTGGTGAGCGAAACGCCCGCGGAATACCTGGCCCGAATCGGAGCAAAGGGCGGCGCGAAGTCACGGCGAAAATTGTCGGCGAAAGAGGCTCGTCGCATCGCAATGATCCGATGGAAGAGGGGAAGCCAAAAAAAGAGCTTGACATGTCACCCCAAATCCCCCTTAAGATCCCCCGTAGCCGCAGCGCCGATATAGCACGTCCAGCGTAGACGGAGACGCGGAAGCGGGTCCCCTCACGATAGCACACTCTCTCTATCGATAGACGAGAGAGTCTCTAACCCGGTCCGATCATATCAGGTAAGGGCCGTACTCAATAGGCTCGATCAACCGTCCAGCCGCTCGATCATGACGGGGCGTAGCGGACCCAGGTGAGCCGATCAATGGACGGGGACCTAGCGACCAGGTAGCGACTTGTTACGCTAATTCCGTATTTACTCGAAGGGCGTAAAAATCACGCATCGACCCCGTCCCAGGGTGGGGTGAGCGGGAGCTGTATCGAAGGGTCAAAGGCATAAGGTGGCACAATAAGGTTCATGTATAATGAAGTCACAAGTAATTGAACGACAACGGGATAGAGAAGCAGGGAATGGGCCGATCGGGGCCTATATCGAGCCCGGACCCCACCCCCACCCTTGCCCCATGGGCGCCCCTTATATATAGATTCGATCCCCATCGACAGTGCGAAGTGCCCTGTTTTGGGTATAAAGCTGGGATGATTCCTTGTGAGCGGACCATATTTTTCCCGATTTTCTACGGGGTGATGGTGACGTTTGAATGGTGAGTGAGGGGATGTTTTCCCGATTTTGATGGGGCCGGGTGGGGGGTGATTTGGGATTAATTCCCGGTACTACGGAAAGAGCGGGTCAGAAAAGCCGCTTGACCGAGTGGCTGATTTGAGGGAATTTACTGGCGGGTAAGCGCAAGAAATGTAGAGGCCGCTCCTTGCGAGTGGCAGCCCGTCAGGGTGGGATCCTCGGTTCTTGGGACCTGTCTTTTTCATAAGCCTCCGAGGTTCGCCGCTTCGGGGGCTTTTGATTTTACGGTGACAAAATCAGTCATGGCTGATCTTGTGCGGTAGGCGACTCTGGCGCGCTCATCAGACGTTCGATATACCTGGCCGCTTCCTCATGCTTGGCACGGTGCTCTTTGTAGCCGTTCCAGATTTCTTCCCTGGACTTGCCGGATTGGCCGTGGGGAAGTTTAAGTTGTTCCGCGGTCAATCCCCTGAAGGCGTAGTTTGCACGCTCAAGGTCGTCTCCATGTGCTTGGCTCATTGCGCCGCGCACGATTTGTTGTAGTTCGGCTTTGTTCATAGTCTCAGGTTCGTCGCCTACCAGCGCCTTGCAGCGAATGGCTCGGCATTGGTTTTAGTGGTTGTCTAAAGTCTTTGGCTCGCCATCGCTGAAGGCGGCGTTAGATTCCGGAGGGGCTGGAGCTACCGCTCCGTTTTCGATTGCGACGATACAGCGGATGATTTCGGCTGCGACTTGCGGGACGATGGCGTTTCCGAGTCCTCTAAGTCGGTCCACCCGCTTGGGTATCCCATGAGCCACTCGACCCACGCCGGATTCAGCGAACCAGTCTGCTTCTGATCTCCATGCACAGCGGCGTTGAGCGGCGGCGTATTCCGCTTGAATTGGCTGGGGCCGGCGTCGTTCTCCGCGCCCTGCACCGTTGGCGTCGGATACATCTTGACCGCCAGCGCGAGCGGCGGCGTTGCCACACTCCCCGCGTCGGCTCGCTTCTGCCATGTCTCGGCATTCTCTCCCGAGGTCTTGCCAGCTCTGGGAGTTGGCCAGAGTGCAACTTGATCCTCCAGCCTTGATCTCCCTTTGCCCGCGATGTTCTGCGGATCTCTGAGCGGATGCGCCATCCCATCCGCGCAGCGCGGAGTGCCCCACAATCCAAATTCGTTCTCTGCGGTGACTGGCGCCGACGCCGCAAGCTGGTATAGCGAGCGTTTCGCAGTCGTATCCTTCATTTTCCAAGTCAGCAAGCACGCCATCGAGTGCCATCGTGATGATGCCAGGCACATTCTCACCAATGATCCAAGCGGGCCCTGCCTCTTGTATGACTCGCAGCATTTGCGGCCAGAGCGCACGGTCATCTTCGTTGCCTCTTCGCTTCCCGGCGACGCTGTAAGGTTGGCAAGGGAATCCCCCTGTAATAAGGTTAATTGTTCCATATTCGTTTCCTTTCATTTTGTGGATGTCGTCGCAGATTGGCACATCCGGCCAATGTTTTTTCAGCACTCGTTGCGCGTATTTCTCACGCTCGCAGAAAGCCACCGTTTCGATTCCTCCGACCATGCGTGCAGCCAGCGCGAAGCCCCCGATGCCCGAGAATAGGTCAAGATGACGAAGGCAATTAGTGCTCGCTTCGCTCGTTTGGTCACGAGCCCATCCAGAATCTAACAAGCCATTGCAGCAAACTTCGGGGAGATCGTCGCTTGAGATTGTCATCGGTTTGCTTCCCCTTGTTGCTGACTGGCGGCGTTCGCCCGACAAATGAAGCGCACCCGCGTTCGCAACTCCCGTAGCACTCGCCCGGTCAGGCTATACCACGCATCGTTGTAGTCCTGATCCCCGTGATTGTGGCTCCACTCCCACCATTCATCGCTGTCGATGTCCGGCTCATTCGAGCATTCGATCTGCACTTCGGTCGCTACCCAGGAGCCGTCGTCTTCCTGCTGCCATTCGCTCGTCGAGAAGGACAGTTTGCCGCCACAATACGGGCAAGGTTTTACACCCCGGAACACATGGCCAGTCTCCACCACGCGAATTGCCGAACAAGGCGCTGATGCCAATCCCTGCCCGGTGAGAGCCGGTGAGAAAGCAACGTCGCTGGCGGGCAGGGCTGGCATAGCTATGCGTTCGGCGAATCTCCACTCCCGATCCGACGTTGCAGATTGTCTCTCAGTGTTTGCACCATCTCATCAGTCATCAGCAGTTCCGGGAAGGCACGCCTCCAGAAGGCTATTTGTGCCGCCGTGAGTTTTACGTCATTCGCCGAACCCGGCGATGCAGCGAACGATTCGCCGCGTTGGTCATCTGTCTTGTTTTCCATAGTTATTGGCGCGGCGTATCGCCGCTGATCTTTGCGTTCTGCTTCAAGAATGCCACCCAATGAGTGACGGACTTTTGTCCGCCCTTGTGCCCGTAAAGTGGTTTCTCAGGAGTGAGCGCGAGAATTTCGCGGAGAGGAATTTGCGTTTCGCACCATTTGAAGATGAGCGTTCCATTTGGCTTGAGCACCCGGAAGCATTCGCGGAAGCCGCCCGCAAGCATTGCTTTCCAGTCGCCGTTCAGGCACCCGTATGCCTTCGTTATCTTGCCGAGTTCCGCGTTGCGGATGATGTGCGGAGGATCGAACACCACATGCCAGAACGAATCGGTTGGAAAGGGCATCGAAGTGAAGTCGGCCACCACATCGGGGCGGACATGGATCGTTGTCCCGCTTGGGTAGGCGCGATCTGGTTTGATCTCGTAGCTTTCGTTCCGGCGGTCTTGGAACGTCACTCGGGCGTCTTGCTTGTCCAGCCACATCATGCGCGATCCGCAGCACGCATCGAGCACCACGCCCAAAGCAGAACAAGACGCTGCTGCCAATCCCAAGGGCGGCGATGTTGTTTCTGTATTCATGGTCTTTTTTCGCCCTCGGGCTGGCATAGCTATGCGTTCGGCGGTGGCGGCAGCGTTGCCCAATGCGTTGCCCAAGCATGATGAGACCATGTTCCGTTCGCGGGCTTTCCGTGAGCGAAATACCTGCCAGATCTAGCCATACCAATTTCAATTCGCTCGACGTTCGCGAAGTGTCGATGCGGACAGTAGAGCATCACGGTTACGTTTTCAGGAGCAGTCTCTATCGGTTGCCAATCGGCGGTCGCTCCATCCCTGGCCCGCTCCAGAGGTTCTTTCGTTTTTTGGTTGTGGGGATGCGGCCGAAGTCCCCATGAGCTGCACGGACCAAGCTCGGAATCTAAACAATCCACACAAACAAGACCTTCACGTTGTGCCGTCAGCCGACTCAATGGCGCGAACTTATGGCACCGAGAGCACTCGGTTCCGTATTTGTCTTTCATGGGCTTCATGGCGTGCAGTTCCTCGCACAGTTTCACGATCATTCTCGCGAGGTCGCGGGTGTTTTCGATGCCTTCCGATTCACTCATTTCTTCTGCCTGCTTCTTGATGTCTTTGATGCTCATTTGGTTTTTTCTGGTTTGGTTGTCTGTTCTGAAAATCCGCTGCCTAATCTTGGGCGTTCGGCGACATTCGATGCCACACCATGCAGGCCGGGCACGCCTCTGTTCCGGCGGGGTTTCCGCCGCAAGAACAAGACAGGTTGACCGCCTCGCTCAGATTCCGTTTCATATTCTCGCGCTCTATCGTTGCGACCTCTCTGTTGCGTCCCCCCTCAAGAGCGGCTTTCCACGTCTCCAGTTGTCGGCGCACGTATCCGATCCATTCTGCGGGTTGTTTGGTTTTCATAGTTGGTCTCTTCCACCGTTCGATTCGAGCGAGTATCTTCTCGGCAGCTTTCTCGCAGCTATCCCGCTCACTTTCCTTGGAGACCGCCCAGCCATTGAAGAATCCCACCTCTCCTTGGATTATATTTGCGAGCAACGCTTTCCGCAGAGACCTACGAACGGCGCCCTTTGGTGATTTGGATGGTTTTCGTGATTTCATAAAGTTATTCGACATTTGCGCCGTCGCTGCCCGCGTTCTGCAAATCGAATAAGAGCGCCTTTAGTCGGATGATTTCAGCTTCGAGTGGCTTCCGCGCATCATTGGAGATCGCCTTGAAGAAGTGTTCAGCGACCGCCTCAGCGTCTTCGACATCTATAGAGAGTCGCCCCCACTGGTTCTCGCTGGCAATCGTCTTCCCGCAGAAGGGGCAAGCGACCATCGGCTTCGGATCCTCGCCAGTCATTTGGATGTCTCCGGTTCGCAGTCGTGAGTTTCATCGTTAGGCATCAGATTGATTGCGCTTTCCGCAAGTCGCCATATGCGTTGTACCACGTCGTAATCCATGTCATTATCGTATGGGTGCCCTTCTTCGGATGCTTGGCTCAATTCCTCCATTGTGGCACCCTCGCTGCCGATTCCTCCGGTGGGCATCCATTCGGCGATCTCTTGGATTTCCCGTAATATGAGCAATATGCCCAACAAATCGGATGCAGATAACGCTCGTTTAGGGTCTGTCGTGCTCATGGCTTCGGCGGTGATGAACTTTCCATTGCGTTGACGACATCCATCCAAATGATCACGGGTGCGGTTTTCTGATTGGACGCTCGATATTTGGCGCTCTTCCATGCGCGTTCCAGTTCGGCATATGTGATCGACGGGAGGGATGCGGCGGTTTTGGCGCATTTGGTGAAGGTATAATTGGCCAGGTTTTTTTTCATTTTGGTTGTTCCTTGGTTGAGAGATCATCGAACCGGACGTGTTGACCGTTCCATGCGAGGGTGATGACATCGCCGGACGGGCCGTTTGTGTTTTTAGCGATTAGAAGTTTTCGGGTATTGACCTCGCAATCCTCTGTTGGGAGGATTTTGAGGGCGAGTTTCGCGTCGAAGAAGATTTGTCGGGAATCTCGAACCTTACCGTTCTCGTTCAGTTGGGATAGGACGATGACCGGGCAACCGATTTCCTTGGACATGGCTTTTGCGGCCATTGAGGTTTTGGCGACCTCTCGTTCCCGGTTCTGTTCGTTATTTGCTTTCTCAGGGGAAACCAGTTGGAGATAGTCCAGAACGATCAGGCCGACGTGTTTTTTTGCATTGGCTTCCCGGGCGATGGACCGCATTTGAGTTGGGGTCATATCGGAATCATCGCGCACGATAATATCGAGCGCTGCGATGCGATGAAGGGCGGCTCCTGCCCTGTCGATCATGTGGGCTGGCCATTCCGGCATGCGAAGGCTAGTCAGGTTGACACCACCGATATTTGAGACCAGCCGATCAATCACCATTTGCTGCGTCATTTCCAGGGTGAATACCAGAATTCGCTCACCTTTGAGAGCGAGGCGACCGGCAATTTGCAGTGCGAGGGCGGTTTTCCCTCCACCGGATTCCCCGGCAATGCAGATCATGTCTCCGGGCACCATGCCGCCGATGATGCGATCCAAAGAGCCCAGCCCGGTTGACAAACCCGGTTCCTTCGTCCCGAGACACACGGCTTCATAATGATCCCGGGCCGCGTTGATTGCTTGTTTCCATGTCATTTCAGGTTCGGCAATGGTGTTCGAGGAACGGATCAGCGAATGCAAGGCCAGCTCGACCTGTTCCTGAACATCTTCCATGGGCATGGATGAATCATGTGCCTTTGACACCAAATCGGTTGCCGTCGTGATGATTCGGCGCAACTGCTGCTTATCAGTGACCAGTTTCAGGTAGAACTTGGCATTGGCGGCGGTCGGGAGGAGCTGGGTGAGGCGAGAGACGGCTATCGCCCCCCCTACGGCATCCAGATCCCCGGACTGATGCAGGAATGAAGTCAGTGTGACGGCATCAATGGGCATGTCAGCCTCCTGCATGGACGCCATGGCCCCGTAAATCGTCCGGTTGGCCGGGATATAGAACAGGTCATCACCCGGCACGGAGGCGATCAAAGGGATTATCTTTTCTGGATCCACGGTTGCGCACCCGATCAATGCCTCTTCGGCGGTGCCATCAAACGGAAGCCAGCGGTCAGGAGTGTCGAATGCGGTCATTGGGGTCAGAGCTTGGCTGCGATTGCTGATTTCATTGCGTCGTTCGGTTTTGGGACTGCATTTGCGGCGAGTTCGACCTTGGCCTTGTTAATTTCAGATTCAAAGTTGTTAAGGAGAGTTGAAAGATTGCCTCGAATATAGGAAGTCTCGCCTCGACTCCTTTTCTCCCACCCATCGGCGTAAAATCGTTCGAGATCGGCAATTTCCTGTTTTGAGAACTCGGGCAGGTTTTGGAACGCCCGAATGTCGGTAGATTTCCATGCGGTTGTCGGTCGCTGTTTAACCATGGCGGCAATCCGAATTGCGAGAGGATGAACTGGAACCCCGATTTTCTCAGAACCACGGACAGGAGCGGAGCGACAAACCGGGTGTGTGGGGGGTGTATTTGTATTTAAAGATGAAGATAAAGACAAAGACAAAGAGTTGGCATTTGGTTGGTAGGGTGGTTGAAGGGTGGTTGAGGAATGGTTGGAAGGGTGGTTCAAGGGTGGTTGAAGGGTGGTTGAACCACCCTTGAAATCCACTGGATTTATTGATTCCCTCTGTCGAACAGCCTTTTGCTCGGATGATTTCTTGCCACCGGCTGAGCTTTTCCGCCTCCATTCCGATTGTTTTTCCCTCTCCTTGTCCAGTCGGTCGTGATTTAATCGGTCCGGACGATCACTGGACGGCTGGAACATTGTCAGCACGGCGGTTGCGAGGGCGATTGATGCGCCCTTTCCAATTAACCGCGCCACACTCTCGGGGTCGGACGGGATACTGCCGTGCTGCCAGCAAAATGCCAGCAACCGGATATACGCCCCCTCTTCCTCCAAGGTCAGCATTGCGACCCTTTGGCTACCGAGCCAGCCAGACGGGTAAAACTGGAACGCTGGTGATTGATTCATCTCAATTTATTGTTTAACGGGATAAATCATGATGATTTTCGTCCCTTCGTCTTCTTCGCGGTGGACTTTGATTTGCCAGGTCTCGATATAGACATCTTTTTCCCGGTCGTCATCCAAGAGTTCAGCGCGACGTAGGCCGTCCGTAAGGAATTTGACGACGGTGTTGTCAGGATCGAGGAGCCGTCGCCTGCGGATTTCAAAGAGGAGAGCAACGCGACCTGCGCTTCCTTTTTGATACCCTGAACGAAACGCCAATGTCGGTACAGGATCTGGTTGAGGCTGGGCGGCAGGTGTCCCGGCAACCACAATTCCAGCCTTTTGCCAACTTCCGTCGGGGAGTTTTTCATAGCCGATTTTGCGAAGATCGTCTTCGGTCATTGAGCGCCCTGTCCGGTCGCCAGCACAGCTAACGCATTCTTTTGTTCCTTGAACTTGCGTAGTTTATAGGCCCGACGCCGCTTGATTTCAGCCGGAGTCATTTTTGCCTTTGCTGCACGGGTGCCGTGAGTGGTGTTCCCGGGTCGTTTGGGAACGTCCGGTGGCAGGTAGTCGTTCATGTTCGGCTTCGGGATGTGATGCAGCGCCCGCAAATGAGAGGGGCACGCCAGTTGAACCAACTGGCAAAAGCCGACCGCCTCCGGAACCCCGGCACACATGGCCTTGAACGCGGCCCGGTAATTCTTTGGGACGCCGTTCAGCTGGAGATTCATGGGGCAAACACCTCCGCACTGGCAAAAACGCACTGGTCATCTCCGATTTTCACCCATGATTGTGGACCCTCGGAGATCACGAACCGCCCGAGCGTGGGGTGATCGGCTGGAACCAAGCCGGCAAACGTGCCCTCGCCCGTAAAATCGACAGACTTCACCCGGACCGGCGACCCGATGGAGAAAGTGACGCATGGATTTTGCGCCGTTTCTGGGGGGATAATCTCCACCGGGCCGGGAATGTCGGTTGATTCGATTACGGGTGATGGCGCCGCAATGGGAACGATCCGCCCAAAATTCGGCCCAACAATCGCCCGAGCCATCGATCTCAGCTTGGTCAGGTGCGCCCGCTGGTTGTCGGTCAGAGGTTTCCCAATATACCGGAACATCTTGGCCACCCGGACGCATTCACAGACCGGGCACAAGGTTGAAATCTTGGCCTTCCGAACCTGGCATTGTGTGCAGATGCCACGCTCCCGAAGTTTGCGGGCAATCAGCGTCGTCCGGCATGGGTTCATGGTGCGCGTTCTGATCACGGTTCAGGATGTAAATCCATACACACGCATGGTCAATGAAAAAAATCGGCGGACACGAAAAAAAGATGTTGCCATCCCGTGCGCACGTGTGTATTTACTGGCAACGAAATGAAACGCCGCCGCAATATTCTCTGGAAACTGGCCACCGATAAAAAGGCGGTCGTCATTGCGCGGCGCAGGAAAATCAAGGGTGGGGTCAGCGGGCTCCTCGAACAAATCGTCACCAAAGAAAGCGAAAAGTGATGAATATCGAACTGATCAGCATTGCCGTCATGTGTGCAGGGTATCTACTTTTACTTTCCGTTTACCAAATGATCGACAACCGCAATGCGCGAAAACTCAAACAAAGATGGGAATTTGACCGTGCAAATCGAGTTCACAACCGACGAGGCTGAACAAGTCCGTCAAATCTTTAGGGCGTTCAAGGTGGAGATTATCAATCGGATAATCGTCACCGGTGGATGCGATCACGTTGTCGCGGAAATTGATTGGGACAATCTATATCTCAAATTCCACGACGCGACTTTCCAACCCGAACAACAACCAAATCCATGAGTACCGAACTACAAGAAAAATCCTCGCCGTTTTCGCGAACGGCATCATCATCACAAGTCGAAATAGAATCCCAACGAGCAGTGGCGGAGGTGCAATCCGCCATGATTCTCGCCCGTCGATTCCCGCGTGATCACGTCGCTGCGCTCGACCGGATTCTCAATGCCTGCACCCGCCCATCATTGGCTGAGGGCGCGCTTTACACCTACAGCCGGGGAGGAACCGACATCAGCGGCCCATCAATTCGGCTCGCTGAGACGATTGCCCAGAATTGGGGGAACATTCAGTTCGGCGTGCGCGAGTTGGAACAACGCGAAGGCGAGAGTGTCGTCGAGGCGTTTGCGTGGGATTTGGAAACCAACACACGGCAAGTAAAGGTCTTTCAGGTTCGCCACGAAAGGCACACCGATCAAGGCGTCAAAATGCTGACTAAACCCCGAGACATTTATGAACTGGTCGCCAACCATGGAGCCCGCCGTCTCCGTGCGTGTATTCTAGGGGTGGTTCCCGGCGACATCGTTGAAGACGCGGTTAAACAATGCGAGGTGACTCTTCAAAGCAGCGCCGAGTCAAATCCCGAGAAAGTGAAGGCCCTGATCGCAGCGTTCGGCGCCATGAGAATCACTTCCACCCAGATCGAGAAGCGCATCCAGCGCCGGATTGACTCCATCCAACCCGCGCAAATCGTTCAACTCCGAAAGATTTACGCCAGCATGCGCGACGGAATGAGCAAGCCGGAGGACTGGTTTGAATACGAACCCGAGTTTGAAACCGCAAGCCCGACAACCACTGCAACCATCGATACCCCGACTTCGTCCCGCCGCCGTGGCAGACCACCGAAAACGGTTGATGTTCCCATTGATGACATCGCCCCCGTCCCCGTCGAGACCGCCCCAGTCGAATCCTTAGCCTCCCGAATCGACAAGCTATCCGCCGATGGAAAAGTCACATCGGGCGACGTTCTGGCCTATCTCCAGACAGTCGGCAAAGCGCATGGCGCATGGAATACCCTTGACCTGTCCAATGACGATGCCCGCTATGTGTTAGACAACTGGCCGCACGTCCTTGAAAAGACCAGCGCCTACCTCGAAGGGGAAACATTGCCATGATGTCCATAAGCATCAACGTAACCAAAATTGACAAGGCATTGATCAAGCCGGGAAAAAAACCTGATGCCGTTACAGGAAAAGTCGGGCAATACATTGATCTGGTTTGCTTTGATAAGCCTGACAATTACGGCAACGACGGATTTGTTGTTCAGGGAGTTTCCAAGGAACAGCGTGCGGCAGGCGTCAGAGGTGCAATCCTCGGCAACTGGAAGGCTATTGGGGCTATCCGACAGCCATCGCAGCCAGCACGACAACAACCGTCCAACAGCCAATCGCAGGAAGATGATATTCCTTTTTGACAAATGAGCGACGATCCACGAATGGGACTTCCAAGCGCTTCATCCATGGAAGCATTGGAACTTTGCCCCGGCAGGCATCTGGCGTGCCAAGGCATCGAGGACACCAGAACCAAGGACACCACGTTTGGCGACCGTGTTCATTTCGTTCTCTGCGAGATGGCTAATGGAAACGCCGCGCATCGAGACATTGATGAATCAGTAAACTCCGCCGCCATTGATCTCTGGAAAAAAGGCAATGATCTTGTCGAATGGTGGAAGCAAGCGAATGAAATCACTGATTGCTCTGAACTAATCGAACGACGACTGCTGTTGTCGAGCCGGGACGGCGTGCCATTGATGACCGGACAGGGAGACAGGATTGTAATAAGCCGGGATCACGCGCTTATTATTGACTACAAAAGTCTTCCGGGCGACGTATCAGACTCGAAAGACAATGGGCAACTCCGCAGCCTAGTCGCACTGGTCGGGCATTCGTACGACGCTGTGTTCACAATCACCGGAGCCATCATTCAGCGTATGACAGGCAAACCGGAGCCCGTTGTCTATCGTGGTGAAGAAATCGACGCAGCGATTGATTGGTCGGAGCGAGTGGCGATTGCCGCCATGGACCCCAACGCCCCGCGCAACCCTGGCGAGAAACAATGCAAATGGTGCCGGTTCAAGCCTAATTGCCCGGAAGCGAACGCCAAGGCCGTCGCCGTAGTCGAAAGGCTCGGCCCGGTGGATCTCGTCACCCACAAGATTGCATCACTCGCACCCGACCGATTGGCACAACTATTTGATCAGGTCACGTTTGCTCAAACCATCCTGAAAACAGCCCGTGAAGAAATCGAGAAGCGAGTGGACGCAGAATCCATCCCCGGTCTTGAACGAGGGGAAGGGTCAAAAACTAGCGAGGTTTCTGACATGGGGGCGTTGTTCTCCAGGTTGCGCGATAAATACGGCATAGACGACGCTCGGTTCGTGCGCGGGGCGACAATCAGCAAAAAGGAGATCAAGGCCATGATCAAAGAGTGGAATCAAGAAATGTCCGGTGCAGCACTCGACAAGGCTTGTGCGACATTACTGGTTGGAATTGTCACAGAGAAACTGAAAAGGGGTAGCGTTGGAAGGGTGAACGTCGAAGTCACCAACAAGGGGGGCGCGAGTGAGCGTTGAATCCACACCAGAAGTCCCGCGCTCCCCGCAGTTTGGTGGACTGCTTGGTTCGGCTGGTCCGTGTCCGATATGCGGCGATCCCGGCTGCATGGGAAATGAATGCTCTCCACCCGACCCGTCTGTATTGGACTGCTATAAATGCA